AAGTGAGGTTAAACCTGCAATGGCACCACCAAGCAACTCGAACGCTTTAGAAACAAGACCGTTCCAATCGGTATTTGTGATAAGAGAAATCAAACTAATCCAAATCTCTCTTCCGAGTTTCTCCCAATCAAGAGTTTTAACTAAGCCGATAAAAAAGTCAAACGCTCCAGCCAAAGCAACGCTGACGGTTTTAGCGAAGTTCGCAAACAAGCTAATCCAATCAATCGCATTAAGAGCGTTCGCTATTTCCGCTCCGATTTCAAACCATTTAATATTCTGAATTGCTTGTTGCAAGCTCGTGAATAAACCGAGTACCAATGTTTGAGCCGTTATAGCCGCTTTAGTGATATCAATTTCCTCAAACCACCCGTTTACAAAATCAGCAATAGCAAGACCAAAGTTGCTCCAATCAAAGGTGGTCACAAAGCCGTAAATAAGGTCAACCAAAATCATCCACTTTTTAGCAAAAGTCTTTCCGACCAAATTAAAATCAATCTGCTCGAAAGCATTATTAAGTAAAGTAGCCACACCTTTTCCAATATTATCGAAGTTGATAGTATCGAGAAAATGATATATAGCTTCAAAAGCGGATTGTATTCCATAACCTAGTTTAGTTCCTATATTTGCGAAGTCAATGGAATCAATAACTTCGTTTACTTTTGTACCGAGAATTGTACCAACGCTAACCCAATCGCCCTCGTTAATCGCCTGTTTGATTTCATCTACCCAAGTAGCAAAACCGCTATCGAGTTCCATCTCCTCGAACATAGAACCATAATCGGGTACAGATGCACCGCCACCGCCCCTACTATCGGACAAAATATTCAACTCATCGAATCCGGCAATAAGACTTTTAACAGCATCTGCTGCACCGCCTACGGCTTCGGCATATTCAGTTTGAGTCTTAACAGCCTTTGTCCAAGTGCTTGCTCCTGTGATTCTAGCAAACAACTGATTCAAAACATTTATAAGAGCAACTGCTCTATCAATAACATATTCGATAGCAGGAGCAAGAGCATTTATAAGAGGAGCGACTGCTGCACCTATAGCATTTTTGAAATACAAAAAACTCGATGCTACTTTGTCCATAGAAGAAGCAAAAGTATTACCGAAAACTTTACTGTACTGGTACATATTTTGCGTTCCTTCTTTAATAGCTTTAGATATTTGGTTGAGAAGCATACGAATCATGCGATACATAGCGATGCGACCGATGGAATTAATAAACTGTTTTATTTTACCCAATGCTGATTTTATGTTGTTGAAAAGATTTCCCGTCATTATGCGACTAACCATAGNCGCACCTTTTATTACGATTCTAAAAAAAGAGGAGAAAGCAGTAGCGGCACCTTTAACAATTCTGCTAATAATGCTAAACGCTGTAGAAAAAACATTCACTAAAGCTGTACCTGTAGAAACAGCTTTTTCCTTGACACTCGCAAAGAACTCGAAAAAGCTTTGTCCCTGATTCATCAACTCAGAAGTCGGCAATATTTCGACTGTTTCGTCCATAGCGGTAGGGATAGGAGTTGGCTTGGCAATACTCTTGCTACCAAGCTTACTATCAACGGCATCAGCGATTTCCTTAATTTTATCCGACCCGGCAGAGATACCCGAAAAATCCAACTTAGATAATTTTCGTAATTCCGATATAGCTTTACTAAGACCCGGATTATTCCCGGCATTTCCTAAAGCATTTACACCATCCGCCATTGCTTTTAGCTTAGAAATACCATCGCCGCTTATTTTGGCAATCCCTTCGCTCATTTCCGCTAACTTTTCGAGAGAGTTTTTAAGCCTTGTTAAACCTCGTTGTCCTCCTGTAACAGAAGATTCTATTTCAATCTGTAAATTATCAATGGTGTTGTCCATCGTTTACCTCCTTTCCGGCTCGAACTGCAAGTTGAGCATTAGTTTTTACCGCCCATGATGCCATTTTTGCTTTTGCTTTTTCATATTTAAGTTGTTCTTGCTGCTTTTGTTTTTCCTCGATTTCTTCTTTCTTCATAGTAATTGCGTAAGGTTCGGAAGGATACGGCAAAGGCTTAGGTTTTTTGGCAAAAGGTTGTAATAGAGGAGAAGCATCGCAGAGAGCTTCATAAAAATACATACCTTGTAACCATAGCTCTTGGTTTAATTGCTTTCTCTTAATCTCATACGCTTTTCGATAACTTTCGGTTAAACGACAATCGCCGTTCCAAAATAAGTCATTAGGCATACCGATTGCCAAATAATATGGTAAGTGATTATAAAACACCTCTGTATAAGAAAGGGCGGTCGAATCCATAGACCCGCCGCCCCTATGGGGTAACGAGTCACCTACCAACTCGCTACCCATTCCAACTTTCCCTCCGACTCTTCCGGTTCATCTACGAGAGATTCGATGGTTTCGTTATACATTTCCGCAAGTTTCATTACTAAGTCTTTTTTGTTCGTTATCTTTTCAAAAATACGGTCTATAACTTCACGCTTAACGAATCGATGATGAGCAATAAATGCTCCCGCAAAAAGAGCAGGTAGAGTAGTAAGTGGTTTATCTGCGATATCATTGATATTGAATCCCTGTCTTTCGAGAGTAGCGACAGAAGCTCTTGTGAACTCCAAAGTATATTCCGTACCCTCAAAATTAAAAGTAATAGTCTTAGCCATAACTTATTCCTCCTTATCTTAAATTAAAAAGCAGGTGTAATTGGAGACGAAGGAGCAATAGTGATAGTCATTTCGACTACTTCATTAACACCGCCGCCAACAACAAACACAGAAAGAAGTCCAGTAAAATTAAATTTACCGTCACTTCCATCGGGAGTAACAACCCCATCTGTTTCTGTCCCACCAAACCAAACCGCAAAATCAGTAGGAACACCTTCAAGTTCTTTTAAGGCGGCATAATCTTCCTTAGTATAGTTAGCAGTAAACTCCAAAGCTTCAAGAGTTTGAATTCCCGGGATATAAGTTTGCATACTATCGGAGAGAGTGGTAGTTTCAAGCATTTCGGGCGCACCTCCGAGGTCGGGAAAGTCTTTAATATCAATAAGTTTTTCATAAACATCGTCTGCGCCTTTCTTCATAAGAAAAACTTTATAAGTAGAAATAGCCATTTATTTTACCTCCTATAAATAGTTTGGTTTTTCGATACAATAGCATTATATCTACCGACCATTCGATAAATAGTAGCTTCGTCCATAGTCACCGGATGTTTTGCTAAACGAGTGAAACCTAAGTTTAAAAAAACATCATCGATGACTGAAAAAATTGCTTTACATTCGGTTTTCTTTCCGATTGTTTTATTCGAGTAAACATTTACCTCATACATAAGTACAGCATGATTTTCGTTGCTTCCGCTATCTTGTGTTTTACGAAGCGTGTAATTATCCGCTTCCACAATACTCACGCATGGAAAAGAAGATGGGCTACGAACATCCTCACCGAACACATCGATTCCGGGAAACCGAGAGCGCAATTCGATAGCAATTTTATTAACTATTTCGTTTTCGACATCAATCATTACCGAACACCTCCCGGGCAATTTTGACTACTTGTTCACGCATCTCTTTTGCCGCTTCGTACATTGCACGATTAGGATTATTACCTCTTGTACGGATAACTGTTTTTTCACCTCTTCGCACAACTTTTCCCCCGGCTTTAGTCTCAGACTCATTACCGTAATAAGTCCACGATTCGTTTTTTCCTTTACCCTGTCCGTAACCTCCCCTTATAGCACCAAGCTCGACAGCTTTAGGATGAACTCCCGGATTAAACACACCTGCTCCAAATTCAATAAAAGCGATTGCTTTTCCGGATGCCGAAATGACCAACTTGTTATCACTAACCCATATAGGGTTTTGATTAACCTGCACATCGTTCGTTCCGTCATATATAGCATTAGCGAACCTTACAGTAGCTTCCTCAATACCGACCTCTGCTAACTTTTCCATCAAAGTTTTTAACTTTGTTTGCAAGTCTTTTTCATATTCTTCTATCTCATCGATAGCCTTTCGTATCGTACCAAGAGTACATTTGATTTTTGTCATGATACCTCAACCTTACTTATCGCATATGAAACCGTGTTGAGAGACCGAGCTACTTTCTTGACAACATAATCAAAAATAAGATTTCCCTCAGAATCATAAGAAGGAGGGGAATCAATGCAGAGTACAGAATGTTCATCAATCGGACAATCTATCTCGTCTGTAATAATCACTCGGTCGTATAAAATAGCACTTCCAAATTGCTCAACTTGTGCTTCACCTGTAGCTGCTGATATGTTAGCTCTCATTTTCACAGGTGCTTCGTAGACAACTTTATATTCGCCAGTCTCACGACCATGCTCGTCTTTGATAGCAACTTTTTCTTTGAACAAAGCGTAGTAAAAAGTAGACTTGTTACGCTCCAAACATCTCACCTTAAATCACCTCTGCATAAGGGATAACGGAAGCAAGCATGGATTTAGGAACATCTGCATTTTCATACGAACGGTTGATACCATTTTCGCTATGATAAGTTTGTCCCTCAGCACCTCGTTTGTTATATAAATAAACAGCTATTTCACATTGAAGCTGAGCATATTGCAAAGGTACTTCGGTTTTAGTGCTATCGTAAGGATAAGCTTTTCGGAGTATCTTACTTGCTGCCAAAGAGAGGTACACAGTCAAAACAGCATCTTCCGAAGAATCTGTAATACCAAGCAATGCTTTCACCATTGCGAGTTTTTCATCGTTTGTCATGACCGTGTACCTCCTTTTATTTTTTATTTACATCGGAAACAGACTCGGTTTTCTTCTTCCTCTTCGTCTCTTTAGGTTCCGTTTGTGGTTTTGCTTTTGTCGTAATAGACTCGTCCGTGACTACGAGTTTTTTATAACGGCGATGAATAAGCATACCCATTAGCTACCATTCCCCGTTCCATTCCCCGTTGTTACATTCTCCGTTAATTTAATTGCCTTAGAAGCATCGTAAAGATAACCAACAAAATGCTTGTCGGCGGTAATAACAGTAGCTTTGCAGATAATGTCACGGTCGGTCTCAACAAGAATGTCACGCTTCATATAAAGAGCAAGCGCACCCGGTTTTACGATATAAGCGGTCTTAGGAGCAGACAACTTGTTAGAAATAACTACTTGACAACCATGAATCATTCCAACGGCTCCTCGGATAATAAGCTGTGCGGCAATCTCAGAAGCAGGACACCATTCATCAGCTTTACGAAGTCCCGCATAAGTTTCGGGAGAACAAAGTAATACTTTCTCACCTTCGATATCTTCGCCGAATTTGACAAGTGCATCGGCAATATCATCAGCGGTTACACGACCCGCACAAGGATGAGTCATATNCGCACCAATACCCGAAAGGATTGTGAGAATATCGTTATCAATTTTACTTGCAATAGCTATTCGAATCTGCTTTACAGCTTCTCCGAGAGGGTCACCATAACCGGACAAAACGGCTTCATCCGTTATCTGAACACCTTTACCAACCTTATAAATGGTTGCTTCAACGGTGCTTGCGATTAGTTTAGAGAGGGGAATATCTTCACCTTCCGGAACAGTAGTAGCATCTCCGATGTAAGCGAAGGAAGGGAGAGTGATAGTGCTACCGGGTCTACCCACAAGCGTATTATCAATACGACATAAGGGAGAAAATTTGATAGCATCTACAAGTTTTGTGTTAATCATATCACCAATAACCTGAGGGTTGAAAAGNTCGTTGAGTTTAGTAGCGTTAATACCAATAGACATTATTCATTACCTCCTGTAAATTCTTTATAAAGTTCGGGATTATCAGCAAATAGTTTTAATCGTTCGGTATAACTCATTTCGTCAAACTGTTCTTTCGTAATCTCTGGTTTCGTTCCACTACCCGCCTTAGGTTTTGGGGTATCTTTCAGAACATCAGCACGAATCTGCTTTTCAAGAGACTCTTGATGTTTTTTCAGAGCGACGAAAAGTTTCTCCGTTTCACCATTTACCAATGCTTTCGCTGTTTCGGTAGCAAGGTTTTCATCATACCCAAGAGCAATCAATTTAGCTCGATGGTCGCTTTCAAGTTTTTCCTTGCGGAGAGTTTCAAGCTCTTCACGAATCTTGTTCATCTCTTCCTCAGCTTCATTCTTTTTTCGCTCTTCCTCCGAAAGAAATGCGTTATATTTTTTCTTCCACATAGCAGCTTCTGAATTAGCCTTTGAAACCGCATTTTTATAACGCTCTAATTCGGAAGAATAATCTTCGTACTCATACGCTTCCAAAGCAGCAATCTTTTCTTCTAGGGTCATTTCTGAGTACCCCTCAATTTTGGTAGTGTCAATTTTTGCCATAATAAATACCTCCTGCGTTTTATTGGCGGTTCACTCCGCACTATTTTCCGTTTTTAAGTCTTGTCATGACTTTGCGTTTAGAGTTCACTCTCATATATCAAAAAAGGGACTACAAGCATAAATGCTCATAGTCCCGGTTGACCGTTTCCTTCTACCCAGTTATAGAAGTCTTTATTTTAGCTTTTCGCTGAATTTCAACCACAACGAGTTTGTTATTTTCCTTTTTTAGCTCTACCGAGTTTCCACGCTTTATAATTTTGCTAATTTCTTGAATCACTTCCTCGGTAAAGCACTTCGAGTTTACTGTACTCATTACCCTCCCCTTTCGTGATATGGAACGAGGTAACACCTGCATCCTATATGAGGTTTAGGTGGTACTTTCGTTATATCGTAAACATTTCCATCTCTTTTTTCACACTCACTGCATCTTCTTTCGTCCTTCATAGTTATCCACTTTACTTTTTTCACACCATCGTCTATGTAAGCTTGCTTCACAGCCGCATCTGTAACCTCGATAGCATATTGAGTAACCATAGCTGACCAATACCGTAAAGCGGTTTCAACCTCTTTTGCTTTTGTGTCACTTGCTATTAGGCTTTCGGCAAATCGAGAACGCTTTCTGTCTACTTCGTGAAGATACACATATTTCGTAACAGGGTTATATGCTTTTAGTACACCAAGTAGCCAAGCAGGAACAATGTCAGTAACTTGCGATTCGGAATGTTCACGATATACCTGTCTAGCCAAAAGCAAGAACGCCTTTTCGGTTATTTGCTCCAACTCATCGTACATCTCACGAGAGTATTTGATTACATTTAATTCATCAAAAGAAGTAAGATTTTTGGCTTTATTGAATATACGAATAAAACGCTTATTCAGATATTTAATAATTTTATCCGTATGTTCATACATGGCTCAATAACCTCTTGTTTTTATCCACTTCTAATTTAGAAAACTCTTCAAGAGTTTTTTCAATCTCTTGCTCCTTTTCTTCGGCATATTTCTTGCTCTTCGTATATGCAATCTCTGGGTCGATGAATAATCCACAATGCTCAAATGCAAGCTGAGGATGAATTTTATCGTTTGACAGCATCATGAGCAGAACCTGTGCTTTTTCCTGTATGTTTTCGTAATTACGGCGAGTAAATCGTATATCAATGTCCGAAAGCTTTAATTTCATACCTCGCAAATCGTTAACAATTTTAATAGCCAATTTCAAAAATTGCTTTTCGGACATCTTAAACATAAGCTCTGTATCTTTAGCTCTTGCTTCGGCGGCAGACCAACCATCTCGCATAATAACTGCCGACCCAGTATCACTTGTAGACCTACCGCCATTACGATTCGGCATACCACAAATAGTAAGAACTGTTTGATACATATAATCAACGAGAGTTTGCGTTTGCGTTTGATTCAGTTCCTGCACTAAGTATTTTACATCACCTTCAAGAGGGACTTTTATCCCGCCTTTTTCCCTCAGAGCATCGAAATCTTCGGCAGTAACATCGACACCCTTAAACATTAACAACGCTTGCACAAATTGCTCAACACCATCCAGTCTATTTGAGCCTATTTCGTTGATAGCATCAAGAAGAGGGAGGACAATCTCAAAAGAACCAAGTCGAGCTGAGTTTGCTGGGTATTCGATGATTGGAATACTACCGAGAGCATGGGATTTTTCCTCGACTATTTTATCACCAACAATTTCAAAGTATTTTTTATTTGTATATACGCTATAAACAATAGAGCCGTCCTCACGTATAATATATTTAACACCCATAACAGGTTTGTTTCCAAGACCGTTATGATAAACCACAAAAGTCTCACGAGGGTCAAGAGTATAAATCTCAAAAGGAGACTCATCTTCGTCGGCTGTAGGGTTGGGTAAAATCATTCGATAGGAGGTGCCACAAATTGTAAACCAATCAGCTAATTCTTTATCCTTAGCAGCTTTATCTTCCGCAAAAACAAATTCATTTAGCCTGTTAATTTCTTCGGTAACTTTTTCATCACCGCTACGATTGACATACTGTAACGGCTCACCCATGAGATAACCTACCTTGAATGAAACTATCTCACTTGCTCTATTTTCAACAAGTTTATTGTTAATTTCCGGTCGAATTTCTTTTTTTCGACCAAGAATAGGTTGTTTACCACGGTAATAGTCGTAAAGGTACTGAATTTCATTTTTATTGACAGAATGGTCGGCGAACGCTTTATTCAACACCTTCAAGATATTTTTTCGTGTAATCTCGGACTCATCGGTGTAAATAACTCTCCGACCAAACATTGTCCTTGTCTCCATTCAAGCACCTCCTTATACCTATACTTATACACATTACATTATAACATATCTCCAATGCTATTGTCAATAATCTAAAAAGTTCTCTTAAAAACTTCAACTCTTTTTCCGGAGAGAGATTGTGCAAATTCAGCGAACATAGCCATTCCATCAGGAACATCATCATTCTTATTTTTACCCGACATTGTATATCCGCACAGAAAGCGAATCATTTTCGCATAGTCGCTATTAGGGCTATACTTTGAAGCGTCTTTGAATAAACAATGCTCCTTAACCCAAGCTGAGTTTACAATGATTCTCGTCTCTTTATTGGAGGTTGTATATTTTGTTGTTATATGGGTAATACCTCCACGAGCTTTCACATCAGCTTGAATTTTTTCAGCAACTCGACCACCTGCACTATTACTCTCAAAACGACATTGTTTCACTTTATGTCGAAGTAGAATATCTGTTAATCGAACATCGACAACTTCCGGTAAACCGTTATCACATACACAATCTTCGATATAATAATCTTCCCCATATACATATCCAACAGGAAGAAAGGCATAATCTGTGCCTTTATCTTTCGTATCACAAACAGCAATAATAGCATCCGGTTCTCTATCAGGCAACTCAAAATATCTGCGAAGCTCATCTTCATGATAGAGTAAACCTTCACGCTCGATAGGCTCATTCATGAACAAAGCTCGAAAGGAAGCATCATCAAGGTTATTCCTCATATCCACAAAATATTTGGTATCAAAACCTACGTTATATTCGTATTCAAAATTACTTTCGCCGTTTTCATTTAAAGCGGGAATAACAACAAATTTTACTCTTTCATTACCCTCATACATTCTTTCAAGTCTCCCTATAACATCATGCACCGACCACCGAGTAGCTAAGTGTAATTCCTTACATCCCATTTTCTTACGAGATTTTAAGTCGTTGGTATAGGCACTCCATAATTTATCAAGTCGCTCAACAGACATCGCTTCCTCGATACCACTCACAAGGTCATCGGCGGTCAATAAGTTTTCGCATCGAGTAGCACCTGTAAGAGATGCACCAATAGCACGACAAGTAAGAGAGCTAAACCTGTGTTTTTTATTGATATCAATGGTCTGCTCTTTTGAGTTAGTAATTATGTTTTTCACATCGGGGAAAACATCGTGCCACAAATATTCTGTTTTGTCATTTATAATTTGCAAAACACCCTCATAGATAGAGTTGGTGAGAATACCGCTATGCCCCGAAGCAAGACTCGGTTTATCCGGAAAAGCACCAACCATCATAGAATGGAGAAAAATTTCAAGAGTAGTCTTTCCTGTTCCGGGAGGAAGGGAGATAGCTAATATATCCAACTTATCATCGATTAAATCTTGAATGGCATTTACCACAGGTAAAAGTTGCTTTCGTCTCGGTAGCCAAAAACGCTTTGAAGGTTCACNGTTCAATTCTATATATTGCATATAAGAATCAAATCTCAACCCACGAGCTTCGAGTAATAATGTTTCCCTAAAAAGTTCGCTCAGTTTTTCCGCAATTTTAACTTTATTGAAAATACCTTTCGTGCAACATTCTTTTAGCAGGTTTGTAGCTTTATATTTCTCATCTACATCTGAAATGTTTTCGCATACGGCATATAAGGCATTATAGTGAGAAAACTCATTAGGCTCTTCGTTTATTTTCGCAATTATGTTTGAGACTATCTTGTTGTAATCCATCACCACACCTCCAATAAAAAAGGACTACTCATAAGCAGTCCCTATTGACTGTAACCTCTCATCCGGTTATGAGAGAAAAGCATCATATTCTTCAAATCTATCAATCCAATCATTTTTCCTTTTAGTTTTTATAGTCTTTCGTTTAGGTTTACCTTCGAGTAAATATCCAACGAGGTAGAAGGGAAAGAAAACTAGCATGGGGAGTCTCAAAAGGAATCGAAAGAAAGTCTTAAATGCCCAAAACATATATATCTCACCTCCGCTTTTTTATATTGTTTGTGCTAATGCTTTTACACGATTATACCATGTGCCTTTGCTTATACCAAGCTCTGCACAGGCTTCCTTGACAGTAATTAAACCTTCTTTTTGTTTTTTGAAAAATTTTTGAAAATCGGGTATCTCAATAGACGGTCTACCTTCGGTAAAATCATCCCTTTGTCTCGCTATTGCTTTACCCTCAGAAGTTCTTTCAACAATCATGTCCCTTTCAAATTCAGCAAAAGCAAAGAAGATATTCCTAATCAACTTCCCTGTTGGAGTATTATCCATTACTCCCATGTTTAATATATTCACAGTTACTCCACGAGCGATAAGTTCTTCAATTAATTCTATACCATGAATAGTGCTTCGAGCTATACGGTCAAGCTTTGTAACGATGAGTGTATCTCCCGATTTAAGTTCTTTCATGAGCNTATCAAGTTGAGGTCTATTTTTCAAAGTGCCTGTAAAACTGTCTTTGTATATAATCTCAGCACCGTTATCTTTTAATATTGCTTCTTGTGCTTCCAAACTATTACCATCTTTCGCCTGTCCGTTAGTGCTTACACGAGCATATCCATAAATCACAATATCACCCCCTGTTTAGTGCAAGTTCGTCTGAATCAATACCTTTATTCTCCGAATCATAATTTATGACCCATTTGTTTTTATTGGTATTCGGAGAAGTACTTCGTACCATTACCTCATAACCCATTGTTGCGAGAAGTTTTACGAAAGTATCAACCCTCATGCTTTTACCTCTTAGTTTATTGCCTATTGCGGATTGAGTTTTATATCCTGCTTTTTGTGCTAAGATTTCTTGATTCCATCCACAAGATTTCATTGCTTCTCTTATGATATCTTTTTCATTCATGATTAAACCTCCTATCATATAATTGTGTTTTCGTGTTATTTACATTATATCGTGCTTTCGTGTTATTGTCAAGTGGTTTTTATAAAAAAGTCTTTTTATTTTTTGCGGGAATTTAAGCCACTCACTCCGGCTCGGTCGGCAGTCGTATATCCCCCACCGGTGGCTTGCCAGGTTGCCAGGTTGCCAGGAATCCAGGTCCAGG